TTCGCCGCAACGAAAAATCTCATCGCAGGCCAGGACGGCAAGCGCACCGAGTTCACTGCAATCCAAGACTACATCCAAGGAGAGATGATTTGACGACGAAGTTCAAAAAAGGCGACCGCATCGTTCTGACCGACACCACGTCGATGGACTACGCCCTGACAAAGGGTAAGACCTACGAGGTCGTGAGGAATCAGACCGGCGAATGTGTCGAAATCTCCGACGACGGTGGCTGGCATGCCGCTCCGTTCGCATGGCGGTTCACGTTGGAGGTCAAGAACTTCAACAAGGGCGACTACGTCACCTGCCTAAACAACGCCCTCTACGAAGACAAGCTGACGGCTCGCGGCATCTACAAGGTGATTGACGCCTACAGCACCCACGGCTTCGACTACATCAGGGTTGAAGGTCGCGGCGAAGTCACCGTCACTGCCCACTCCAGTCGCTTCAAGCTGTGGGCTGCGGCTGAGGAGTTCTCTAAGCACCCGCCTGAGTTCCCAAAGAAGACCCTCTGGAACCCGAAGAGCGACCCGAAGAACAGTTCTCTCGCGGCCCTGGCCCTTCAGTCTGCTAAGCCGTGGGACCTCCGCGCACCCCCGACAACCCCAGCACTCATGGGTCTGACCATCGAGGCCTCGGTCCTCCACGGGCTGGTCGAGGACCACGTCAAGAAGCACTACGGCATCCACCAGAAGATCTGCAAGATCTCCAAGCCTGCGCCAGACGCCTTCTCGGTCATCTTCAAATGAGGGAGCCTGTGTCGCCCCCGGTAGCTCGGGCCATCATCCTCTGGAAGCGCGACCAGTCGCTTCCGGTGGACCTCTACATCCAACTGCGCAACGAGGGGCACAACGTCGAGCGCCTCGAAGCCAAGTACCGCCAGTCCTGACGCCATAGCTGCGTCTTAATGCCTCCACTACTGCAACGATTGCAAACAAAGGAATACCATGGCTAAGCAGAAGAACCAGAACGAAATCGCCTTCACCACACCGAAGGCACCTGCCGTCTACCCGAAGCTCGACCTCGCCAACCCTGACTTCGGCACCGCCGAATACCCAATCGAGGGTGGCAACTTCTCGTGCCAGATCCGGGTGAACAAGAGTGACCCTGCGGTCAAGGTCATGCTGGCCAAGCTCGACAAGGTGATGGCCGCGTCGGAAGAGGAGGCCGCTGAAGCCTTCGCTGCCCTCCCGGTTGCCTCCCGCAAGAAGCTCGGTGCCCCGAAGCGCCAGGAGTACTTCACGGACGTCTTCGATGAGGACGAGAACGAGACCGGCGAGATCATCCTGAAGTTCAAGATGAAGCACTCGGGCGAGAACAAGAAGACCGGCAAGGCCTGGAAGCGCTACCCGCAGCTTATCGACGCCAAGCTCCAGCCGATCAAGAAGGGCACGGCCATCTGGGGCGGCTCCATCGTCAAGCTCTCGGCCAGCGCGGCTCCGTACTTCATGTCCGCGTCGGGTCTCTGGGGTGCATCGCTGCGCCTCGAAGGTGTCCAGGTGATTGATCTGGTGACCGCTGGTGGTCGCTCGGCAGCATCGCTCGGCTTCGAAGCTGAAGATGGCTACGAGGGCGACAACGGCTTCTCCGAAGAAGAGACCTCGGATGAGAGCGATGACGGCGCTGACGAGAAGGCACCGGCTGGCTCGGACGACTTCTAATCTTGGCACGCAAGCCCACCAAGGCACAGGCCGCGAAGCTCAAGGGCTTCCGGTCTGGGCTGGAAGACGACACGGCGGATGCCCTCAAGGCGCAGGGCATTCCATTCGAATACGAGAAGATGAAGATCGAGTACGTCAAGCCTGCACGCAAGGCCAAGTACACTCCAGACTTCAAGCTCCTCTCCAACGGGATCATCGTTGAGACCAAGGGGCGCTTCGTCACGGAGGATAGGCAGAAGCACATCCTCGTCAAAGACCAGCACCCAACCCTCGACATCCGCTTCGTGTTCTCGAACTCGCGGACCCGTATCTCCAAGCAGTCCAAGACGACCTACGGCATGTGGTGCGAGACCCACGGCTTTCAGTACTCCGACAAAACCATCCCCGCAGCATGGCTGCACGAAGCTCCGAAAGGCATCCAATGATCAAGTTCAAGTTCCACTACAGCTTCACCCGTAACCGTCCGACCACCGAAGACGCCATCGGCTCGCTCCAGAAGACCCTCGAACAACTCGACGCCGTGGAGAACGCCGAGAACGACGAAGTCATCCGCCTGGACTACGCGATCTTCGACGCCGAGGAGGCCCGCACTGAGGCCGTCAAGCGCCGCGACCGCGCACAGAACATCGCCTCGCGTCTGGCTGCTCTGCTCGCATGAGGAACTACCCCGTGAACCCACCACGCACATCGAAGCTGCCTGACGGCTTCAATGTCGAGCGTGCCGAGAATGGTGGATGGGTCCTGCTCCTCAGGGTTAACCCCGGTGAGTTCCGCGCCTACACAGCAGCCTTCACCAACACCACAGACCTCCTCGCCTTCCTCGCAGCCGAACTGAACGGAGAGTAAATGCGCTCGATCACCATAGACGAACTGAAGGAACTCGCCAGCAAGCTCCCGAACGCCAGGGATAGCCTCGGTCGTCCCTACCATGCGATGCGTGATCCCTACTACCGGGGGATGCACGACTATAGCGGCTATATCGACTATGGCGGGGCCACCTCCAACAAGGTGACCTTTAGGCCAGAGCGGGGCCATCTCGACGGCTCCCTGATCCACTACTGGACCCACAACTCCGTGATCGTGCGGGTGGACGTCTAACCTTTGCAAGAGAGCGAGTTCGTTCGCAAGGAGCCGTGCCCATCGTGCGGCTCCCGAGACAACCTAGGCCGATACAGCGACGGGCATGCGCACTGCTTTGGCTGTGGCTACCGTGAACGTGGAGAAGGAATGGAAGATACGACGACGTCACCACCGCGTGACAAGGCCAAGGGCCTCCTACCAATTGGCGAACCCAGTGACTGGGCCAGCCGTAAGATCGACCTTGAGAGCGCCACCAAGTGGGGCTTCACACGCTCCGAGATGGGCGGCGAGAATGTCCGAATTTTCAACTACCGAAACACTGCACAGCAGATCGTGGCCCAGAAGGTGCGCACGGCGGACAAGGACTTCAAGTTCCTAGGCGACACGAAGAACGCAGGCCTGTACGGCATGCACCTCTGGCGTGACGGCGGGAAGAAGATCGTGATCACCGAGGGTGAGATCGACGCCATCTCCATCAGCAAGGCGCAGAACCACAAGTGGCCTGTCGTCTCCGTCCCGAACGGGGCACAGGGCGCATACGCTTCGCTTCAGAAGAACCTCGAATGGCTCCAGAAGTTCGATGAGGTCATCCTCTGCTTCGACATGGACGAGCCGGGAAGGGAGGCGGTCGACAAATGCGTGGGCCTCTTCGAACCGGGGAAGTGCAAGACGGCGATCCTACCACGTAAGGACGCCAACGAGATGCTCATGCACGGTGAAGTGCAGAAGCTCATCGACTGCCTCTGGGGTGCCAAGGTCCTACGACCAGACGGCATCGTGGACGGGGTGGATCTCTGGGACGTCATGACCGAGGATGACAAAGAGGAAAGCTTCACGCTTCCTTGGAGCAAGATCAACGAGATGACGCTCGGTGGCCGCGACGGCGAAGTCATTACCCTGACCTCAGGTTCCGGCATGGGCAAGTCCGCAGTCATCCGCGAGATAGGCGATCACATCCTCAGGACCACTGAAGACAAGATCGGCATCCTGATGCTGGAGGAACCGATCAAGCGTACGGCCCTCGGCCTCGTGGGCATTCGTTTGTCCAAACCCATCCACCTTGACAAAAGTCTCGTTAGTGCAGAGGAGATGCGACGTGCGTACGAAGCGACAATTGGTAGTGGTCGAGTTTTCTTGTACGACCATTTTGGATCTACCTCGTCGGACAACCTCCTTGCTAAGATCCGATACCTCGCTAAGGGGTGTGGTTGTAAGCGCATCTTCCTCGACCATCTCAGTATCGTGGTGTCGGGCCAAGAAGATGGAGACGAGCGCCGCAACATAGACTTCATCATGACCGCACTGGCCACCTTGGCCCTCGAATGCGGCATCACGATCTTCCTCGTCACACACCTGAAGCGCCCCAGTGGCGACAAGGGTCACGAGCAGGGGGCTGAAGTCTCCCTCGCGCAGCTTCGCGGTTCCCACTCCATCGCGCAGCTATCCCACACCGTCATCGGCATCGAGCGCAATCAACAAGCCGTCGAAGAGATCACGGTCATGGGCAAGACCTATCAGGTCAACGCCATCACCACCCTGCGTGTCCTCAAGTGCCGATGGACCGGCGAGACTGGCCTAGCTGGCTGGCTCTCCTACGACCGGAAGACGGGACGCCTCTCTGAGATGCTCTCCGATCCGTACGCCGACAAGGCACAGAAGTCGAACCGGCCTGCTGTGTCGGACTTCGAAGATGAAAGCGGAGACGTACCATTCTAACCCATGATCACACGAACGAAGCCATAGCCACCAACGTCCGCGTCAAGCGTACCGGCGACAACATCACCCTGTCCTTCCGCACCGCTACCATCGTCCTCTCCTTCGAGGGGGCGGCTGCGGTTGCTCAGGCCCTACTGGAGGTTACACCACATGAAAGCATCCCACTACCTCGCTGATTTTGTTGACACACAGAGTGACACAATCCTCGGCCTGAAACAGAGCGAGACCTACTGGAAGAAGAACTTCGAGGAGCAGAAGTTCCGCGCTGAAGAACACGGGAAGAAGATCACTGAACTCAACGATCTGGTCCGCGCCCTGAAGGATGAGAACCGGCAGCTAGACAAGATGCTTCAGGAGGAACTTCGCCTGAAGAAGCAGACGGCCCTCGTCGTAGACATCGACCAGTTGGACCTGTTCATCTGATGCAGACACTCGTCTTTGATATCGAGAGTGACGGCCTGATCCCCGAGATGACCAAGGTCCACTCCCTGGTCATCAAGGACATCGAGAGCGGCGAAGTCTGGTCATGCTGGCCGTTCGACGCCGAGACAGCGCATCCCTACCACACCATCGTGTTTGGACTGAAGATGCTCATGGACGCCGAGTGCATAGCAGGCCACAACATCCAAGGCTTCGACATCCCGGCGATCCAGAAGATCTACCCGTGGTTCAAGCCTAAGGGGCGCATCCTCGACACGGTCATCATGTCCCGCATGATGTACCCCGACATGCGTGACGCCGACTTCCGGCAAGCAGAGAAAGGCGACTGGATACCGGGGCAGCACTTCGGCAAGCACAGCCTTGAAAGCTGGGGCTACCGCCTCGGTCTCTGGAAGGGCGACTACGGTGCCATGCGCAAGGCTGAGGGCAAGGCTCTCGGGCTGACCGGCGCAGAGCTTACGTTCTTCGTCTGGGGCACATGGTCGAAGGAGATGCAGGACTACTGCGAGCAAGACGTTGAGGTAACCGTTGCACTCCTGCACAAGTTGCAGAAGAAGAACTTCTCCGACGAGAGCATCCAGTTGGAACACGACGTCCAGCGGATCATCTCCCGGCAGGAGGCCCATGGTTGGGCGTTCGACGAGAAGGCTGCGGCAGACCTCTACGGCAAGCTCCGTGGCAGTCAGACCGAGATCGAGCAGAAGCTGGCCGAAGTGTTCGCGCCATGGTTCCGCTTCGATGGCGTCATGACCCCCTCGGGCAACCGTACGGTCAAGCGTGGCGACCTCGACATCACGGTCACCAAGCGGCGCTTCGGTAAGAACGGCAAGGAACTCGCCCCATACGTAGGTCCCATTCAGGAACACTACGAGGAAGGCGCAACCTACACCAAGGTCAAGCTCAAGCCCTTCAACCCATCATCCAGGCCCGACATCGCGAACCGCCTGAAGACACTCTACGGCTGGAAGCCAAAGCTCTTCACGCCGAAGGGTGACCCGAAGGTGGACGATGAGGTCCTCAGGGAACTGAAGTACCCAGCGGCTCCGCTCCTCACCGAGTATCTGGAAATCGACAAGCTCACCGGCATGCTGGCCGAGGGCAAGGAGGCGTGGCTCAAGGCTGTCAGGAACGGTCGTGTCCATGGCCGCGTGTCCACTATGGGCACCGTCACCTCCCGCATGACGCACAGCAAACCCAACATGGCTCAAGTGCCCTCGCACAAGGTCAAGTGGGGCCATGAGTGCCGCGCCCTGTTCACCGCGAACAAGGGTCAGGTTCTCGTGGGCTGTGACGCCGATGCGCTCGAACTCCGATGCCTCGCTGGCTACATGGCCAACTGGGACAAGGGTGCGTACATCAAGACCATCCTTGAGGGGAAGAAGGAAGACGGAACGGACATGCACACGCTGAACGCTAAGGCGCTCGGCTGTGACCGCGACACCGCCAAGACGTGGATCTACGCCATGCTCTACGGGTCCGGTGACTTGAACCTCGGGTCCGTCCTGGGTGTCAAGGGTTCCGACGCGCAGGTAGCGGGGGCGGGCAAGGCTGCTCGCAACAAGCTGATGAAGGCGTTCCCCGCTCTCAAGCACTTGGTCGAGACCTGCAAGGAACGCTCCAAGTCCGGCAAGCTCAAGGGCCTCGACGGTCGCTACGTTCCGATCCGCTCGGCGCACTCCGCACTCAACACGCTGCTCCAGTCCGCTGGTGCCATCATCATGAAAAAGGCCCTCGTCATCCTTGACGCGAACCTTCAGGAACTCGGGCTAACCCCCGGTTTCCATTACGAGTTCGTGGGCAACATCCACGACGAATGGCAGATCTCCTGCAATCCCGACATAGCGCAACTCGTTGGTCAGACCGCCACTCAGGCGATCCTGCTGGCCGGTGAGGCTCTGAACTTCAAATGCCCACTCAAAGGAAATTTCGACGTTGGAAGTAACTGGGCTGAAACCCACTAAGACCTGTACCCGCTGCCTATGCACCAAGCCTGTATCTGAATATCCCATCCACAAGCACGGCAAGCGAGCAGGGGAGGTATACCCCTACTGCACTGAATGTAACCGAACAGCTTCGCGGCTGGCCATGAGGCGTCTGGCGGCGCTGCGACGTGGTGAGATCGTCGGGACCCGCTCCGACATCATCATCTGCGATGCCATCGAGACACCCGAACCACCCCAGGCTACCCATGCCGACATCGAGGCCATCATCGCCGGACTAAGGTCGATGGCGGTTGAACTCCGGTACAACGAACCCACCACCCAGAAGCCGAAGAAGAAGAAGCATCGCGTCAAGGACGAAGTCGTCTACGTGGTGGTCCACCCATGCTGGCCGGAATACGTGAAGATCGGCCACACCTCCAACATCGACGCACGTCTCATATCCTACAACACTGGCGATCCACTAAGGAGATACACCTATGCCCACACCCAAGATGTCTATGATCGTATCCTGGCTGAGCGCGGTATACATGAGTTGCTGGCTTCGTATCGCCGGACGGGGACTGAGTGGTTCCGTATCCACGTCGAAGACGCCATTAGTGTCATTAGATCACTCCACTCTGGCACCTATGTCGAAGTCTGACGAGAAGGCCATGAACGACAACCTCACCAACACCTACGGCATCAGGAGCATCTACGCATGAGACGCAAGCGCAAGTCCATCAGCAACATCGAGAACAAGTACGTCCGCCGTGCGGCCCTCATTGGCATCACGCCCTTCATCTACGTCGCCGCAGTGATCCTTGGTTCCCTCTACGGGATCATTGAGCACGCCTCGGACATCCCGGCGCTGGTGCGTGAAGCTTGGTGAAGCGCACCCTACTGATCGACGCCGACATTCTGGTCGTTTCTGGTTGTGCTGCGGGCATGAAAGAGTTCGAGGGCGAGGACGATGAGTGGTACTACTCCATCGACCTCAAGGAAGTTAAGAACACATTCCTCACCACCATCGAGCAATTCAAGAAGGAACTGGAAGCTGACGCTGCTATCCTCACACTGTCACAGGGACCTACCTTCCGACACGAGATTTATCCAGATTATAAAGCTGGACGTGGACGGAAACCTCTTGGTTGTAACGAGGTCAAACGGTGGCTCATCGAGGACCATGCGGCTCGACTTAAGCCAGGCATCGAAGCTGATGATCAGCTTGGCATCCTCGCAACGCACCCTTCACTGATCCCCGGCGAGAAGATCATCGTCTCCATCGACAAGGATCTGAAGACGATCCCCGGCAACCTCTACCAGGGTGGCCAGTGGCTGGAGATTGACGAGAACACCGCTCGGTACAACTGGCTCCTCCAGACGCTCACCGGAGACACCACAGATGGCTATCCGGGGTGCAAGAGCTTTGGCCCTGTGAAGGCGAGGGCGCTCCTCGACAAGATCGACATCGAGAACCAAGACGAGTGGTGGTCTGCCATTGTGTACGCCTACGCAAGCAAGGGTTTCGACTACGACTTCGCGCTGACCCAGGCACGTTGCGCACGCATCCTCCACCACACCGACTACGACTATAAGGAACAGAAGCCCATCCTATGGACCCCATAAAGTCCGATGGTGGCTCGACGGATTACTACAAGATCCCCGAGTTCGCCAAAGACCTCCAAGACCTCATCGAACATAAGCACATGAGCTTCAGCATCGGGAACATCTTCAAAGCCTGCTATCGCATGGGCGAGAAGGATGGCACCTCGACACGCTACGATCTCCGCAAGATGATCTTCTTCGCCAACCGTGAGCTAGACCGGCTCGACCGCGAAGGAATTTGACACGACACATCCACTCGCGGGACAATTCTGCGGGTGGATACATTATGGTGACCCCTAGCACTACGAAGGTAATTCATGGACGAAGAGTGTCCCTATGTACCCAGAGATCTGGTTGCGTTCCTTAAACAGGCGTTCCCCAGCCGATTACCCAGTAACCTATTAACCCTATCAGACAGGGCCATTGGTGCCCTACACGGTGAACAGACAATCGTCGGTTTCCTAGAGGCGCATCTCGCTGCCCAGGAAGAAAGACATGTGTCCACCTAAGGCACCAAAGATCCAGAAGGCCGATCCGGTTCAGGCCGCACCACCACCTGTCGATAGCCCTACGGCCCCCGTCCTCAACGAGGTTGGCACCACCGGTACCGACGCGGACCTCGCCAATGCCTCTGCAAAGCGCAAGGGCAAGAAGTCACTGGTAACCCCACTCTCGATGCCCACCACCATGGGACGCCCTCAGATTGGCGTTAACGTACCAGTCTAATGGCCGAGACCGTAGTAGAAGTCATCAAGGCTAAAGCCCTATACGACGCGCTGACGCAGGACCGTAACCCCTACATCACCCGCGCTGAACGAAATGCAAGACTGACCGTTGGCTACCTCTTCCCGAAAGCCGGGACGAGTGCAACAGCCGACCTGGACGACACCAATCAAAGCCTCGGTGCCCGTGGTATCCGCCACTTGGCATCGAAGCTGCAACTCGCGTTGTTCCCGGTGAACGCTCCATTCTTCAAGTATCAGATTGACGACATCGCGCTCCAGCAACTGACCAAGTCGGACGGCAAGCGTGGCGAAGTTGAGAAGGCCCTCAGTGTCCGTGAACGAGCAGTCATCAACGAGATGAACTCGTCCATGTTCCGCCCGATCAGCTTCGAGGTTTGTCGCCAGCTTCTGGTCTCAGGCAACTACCTCCTCTTCATCCCTAAGAAGGGTAGGCCTCGCGGTTTCCGCCTGTCGTCTTATGTTGTCCAGCGTGACCCCTCAGGCAACGTGCTGGACATCGTGGTCAAGGAAGAGATCGCCAAGACGGCCCTCCCGAAGGAGATCCGCGCAGCCCTCCCAGAGGCAGATGCGCAGACCGCCCGAGATGCCAAGATCGAAGTCTACACCAAGATCAGCTTGAACGAAGACGGCACCAAATACATCGTCACCCAAGAGGTGGCTGACCAGGAAATCAGCGGCCAGTACGCGGGTGAATACCCCGTTGACAAGATGCCCTGGCTTCCAGTCCGACTGACCTACCTCGAAGGCGAAGACTACGGTCGCGCTTTCGTCGATGAATACGTTGGCGACCTGACCAGCCTGAACGCCCTGACCGGAGCAATCCGAGATGGCACCATGCAGGCAGCTAAGGTTGTCTGGCTCGTCGCCCCGAACTCCACCACATCCGCCTCCAAGCTCGCTAAGGCTGAGAACGGCGGGTTCGTCCAAGGCTCCCGAGACCACATCCACTGCCTCCAGATGGAGAAGGCGGCTGACTTCAGTGTAGCCGAACGTCTCATCGCGGCCCTTACCGAACGCATCTCCTATGGCTTCCTCCTCAACTCCGCGATCCAGCGGCAGGGCGAGCGGGTCACCGCAGAAGAGATTCGGTTCATGGCTGGCGAACTCGACCAGGGCCTCGGCGGCATCTACTCGTTGCTGTCCGAAGAACTCCAGATGCCTGTCGCCCAGCTTTATGGTCTCCGCATGGAGAGCGTACGCAAGGTCCCACCGCTGCCCAAGGAAATCTCCAGCACGTCCATCGTGACCGGCCTGGATGCTCTTGGCCGTGGCAACGACCTGAACAACCTCGACACATTCATTCAGGGTGCTGCCCAGACCTTCGGGCCTGAGATCATCCAGAAGCGCATCAACGACGGCGAGTACTTCAAACGCCGTGGCGCAGCCCTTGGCATCGACACTGGTGGCCTTGTCAGATCCGACGAAGACATCCAGGCCGAACAGGAAGCTGAACGCCAGCACCAACTCATGACAGCCGCAGCCCCGAACGCCGTCGCCCAAGCGGGTGGCGCAATGCGGGATCAAGCTCAACAGGAAGCCGACGCGGCTCAACCACAGGGACCACAATGAACGAAGACGCAGAAGTAGTAGCAGCAGAAACCGTAGAAGCCCCGAAGGTCACCAAGGCCCGCAAGGTCCGCACCGACATCCCGGCTGAACCGGAAGAAGTTCGCCTGCATCTCTCTGAAGGCACTCGGTACGTAGCCTCCTAATGGAAAGCGTAACTGTAAATGGCGGGGCCGAACCCTCTGACGAGGCGGTCCTAGCCACCCTAGAGGAGCAGGCCGCGTCCGCTCCCGCAACCACTGAAGAAGCTCTAGCCCGCCGTGACGCCGACAAGACGGCACTGCCGGAAGAGTTCACCTCCGTCGAAGACCTCCGTAAAGCCTATGAGGAACTCAAGCGTAAGCAGGGTTCCGCTGAGGAGCCGGAAGAAGAAGTAACCGAAGGCGGGGTCGAAGAGCCTGAAGAGGGTTCCGAAGAGGCTCCCGCTGAAGAGACCGAAGAGGCCCCTAAAGAAGAGGCTGAAGAGGAAGAGAAGGCGGAAGAGTACACGACGAACGATGTCGTGGAGTATCTGACCGAACGCTTCTCCGAACTCGACGGTACCCTTGACGATGACGACTATGCGCTTGCTGAGACCTACGGCTTCGACAAGCAGATGGTCGACAACTACATCGCCGGTCAGCAGGCCGCAGCCGAACTCGCATCCTACAAGATGAACGAAGCTGCCGGTGGCGCTGAGAACCTCGAAGCTATGCTCATCTGGGCACAGACGGGTCTGAGCGCTGCGGAGATCGACGCATACAACACCGCCCTGGCCGACAACGATCTCGGTAGGGCCACCCTGGGTGTCGCCAAGCTGCGCGAGCAGTACGAGGCCCAGCACGGGAAGGAACCAAAGCTCCTCGGCGGTAAACCCGCTCGGGCCAACGCTTCGACGTTTGGCTCGTGGGCTGAAGTCTCGGCTGCAATGGCCGACCCACGGTACAGCAGAGACGCCACCTACAATGCACAGGTAGTCGCAAAGCTTGAGCGCTCGTCGCTCTAAACCCTAGAACCCCGCTCGCCTCCTGCCGATCAGCATCTGAGTGAGGTGCCGTGAGCGCACGCGCACCAGCGGGGTCTTTTCTAAAGGAACACCATGCCAATCACTCTAGGCGCATCAAGCGTCTCGAAGTTGGCTGCGGTCCACCCTGACCTCGTCCGCGTCGTCAAGAGAGCAGCCCTCCTTTCCGACATCGACTTCACCGTCATGGAAGGTACACGCTCGGTGGCGCAGCAGAAGAAGAACGTCGCTAAGGGCGTCTCTTCGACAATGAACTCCCGCCACATCCCCGGCAAAGACGGGCTCGCTCACGCGGTCGATCTGGTCCCCATGATTAAGGGCCAGCCGTCGTGGGATTGGGCTGTCTACAACAAGTTCGCACCCATCGTGAAGGAAGCTGCCAAGGTCGAGAAAGTCCCCATTGAGTGGGGCGGCGACTGGAAGACCTTCAAGGATGGCCCGCACTACCAACTGCCGTTCAAGCAGTACCCCGCATAGAAAGGTCACAACATGAAGAAGTTCCTCGCAGTAGTCGTCCTCGCCGTCTCGGCACTGGCCGCAAGCTGCGCCAATCAGGCATCGTTCAGCGACAGCGGTCGCAACAACAGCCATCCGGCAGTAGTCAAGGCTGATCACTCCAGCCCGTCGCACGAAGCCAAGTCGGAACACTCGTTCCGCTAATGCCCTCCAAGCACTCAACCCGGAGAACTTCGAAGCTCTGGTTGGGTGTCTCCATGGTCCTCTCGTGGTCAACCCTATGCGCTGCCTTGTTGCTCCGTCTGGAGACCGCAGCCGTAGGGATCACCGTACTCATCCCGGCGATGTTTACGGCCTACACCACGATTGGTCACATGGACTATCGCACCGCCCTCTCCAACACCAATTCACCGGAACCGCAGCCCCAATGACAACTGTCTATAAATGGATCGCAACATGCATCGCGCTCCTCGCCATTGTCGGGATCATCTACGGCAAAGGGCGTCTCGATAGCCAACACGCAGCCGAACTAGCCGACGTACAGGCCCAACTTACCGCCGTCCAGACGCAAGTGCTGACCGAAAAAGAAGCACGTATTTCGGACGCCAAGCTGGCCAAGGCTGACGCCGACCGACTCTCCAAACTCAACTCCGACATTGATGGACTGAACGCCTATGTTGACGCGCTTCAAGACGCTGATCGTGAGTGCCTTAGTGGCGCTGACACTGAACGGCTGCGCCAGCTTTGGCAGTAAGCAGCTACATCCTCACTACCCTGAATTACCTGCTGATCTACGCATCTGCTTCGACGCGGAAGTGCCGAGACCGGCGCAAGGCCCGCTCAACAAGAAGCAGGTGATCGACCTGATCGCCAAGCTGAAAGTTTCCGAAACCACGAAGACTGCATGCGGCCACCGGCTGGTCCAGTTTTACGACAACCTGGGTGATCCTCATGACTAAGTTATCGGCCTTCGCCAGGGCCTTCGCCGCCGCCAGAGCTAAGGGCCTCAAGGCCTTCCCATGGAACGGAAAGTCCTACAGCACGAAGACCAAAGGGGAGGGCTCCACATCCAAACCGAAGGCCAAGTCGAGTTCAACTGGGGTTGCCGCTACAAAGGCCCCCTCTACATCTGCCGACACGAAATCTGCCGCTCCTGCCAAGAAGTCAGCGGGTTTCAGCCAGTCGCCCCGAATTTACGGGAACACGTACGACAGCTACCAATCAGGCAAGCCAGAAGTTCACGTCCACGTCCATGCCCCAGCGGCTGTACAGGCCGATGCGCCGAAGACGGCCAAAGCTGCATCGTCTGTAGCGAAGCCCAAGCCTAAGCCTAAAGCCGACCCGAGATCCCACGCGGACACCCCGGCTCAGAAGAAGGCAGTCGCGGCTGAGGCCAAGAAGCCGACCCCAATGAACACCGCCGCGCAGGATGCAATTGACCGCGCAGGCGCATCACAGAAGGCTGAGCCAAAGGACACGACCCCGTCGTCGTTCAAGTCTCCGCCCCGTGGCGAGGCGCACGTTGATCGGCGCGAAGATTACCCACGGCCAGCCATCAAGGTCCTAGGCTTCGTCAAAGAGAAGTCGAAGATCGGACAGGCCAAGGCCAGATCCATCAACGAACCGTACGAGACGCCGAAGTACCCGACCCCAGGCACCAGCCCTCGGTCAGCTAAGGTCACCCAGGCACCCGCGCTGGACACTGGCCGAACCAAGGACGACATCGTCCGCGTTGACAGTGGTGTCGCTCGTCAGGGATCGCGCCTCGACAAGGCTATCCAGGCCAAGAACCTCGACGCCGCCAACTCGGCATCCAATGCTGCCCAGCGTGGCCACACACCACAGCCGGTGCAGACCGCATCATCCGATGGTCCGAAGAAGCAGGATGATGTGGCACCTAAGAAGGAAGCTCCGAAGGAAGTGGCCAAGGCTGATGACAAGCCGACCGCCCCGAAGACCCTCGACGGTGTTCTGAAGCGTCTTGACGACTACGTCTCCTCGAAGACCGGAGAGCCTAAGGCCCGCGAGAGCGATATCCCGAAGGACCGGAAGCAGAAGGACGACGTGATCGAGAAGCCCGCACCCAAGGAACCTGATGCCCCCACGGGTGACCGAGGCTCCGACCATATGTCCGAACTCGCAGACGCCAACGCCGACAAGCCCGATCCTGTAGGAGAGGCGCATGCCCGCATTGACGAACTGACGAAGCGCCTGGACGACATGGCGAAGGAGCGTGACGCAGCCGTTAACGCACCAACCCTGGCGAAGACCTCACGTCTACCAGCGGAACCTAAGGATACCACGGCTACGGCCTCGGTGTCTCAGGCGTCTCCAAAGACCTCGCGTCTTCCTGCGAAGGATGATGCCACGGCGTCCAAGACGTCAAGACTACCCGCAATGGAACGCCTCGCACTGTCGAAGACGTCCCGTCTGGCGAAGAAGTAAATATGGTTCCGGTCCCTGCCTTCAGGTAAACCGGGACCCTCTTCTTATGAATTGTTGAAGCAAGTCACACTGACCTTTTTAGGCGGTGACAATCGCGCACCGCGCAAATCCTTCAACAGCATAGGAATACTACTACATGGCTAACGCTATTGTCTCCCCGTTGGGTCAGGCTAACGGCGCAGGTGCATCTGATGCCCTGTTCCTCAAGGTCGCTACCGGAGAAATCATCACCTCGTTCGCGAAGACTTCGCAGTTCGTAGATCGCCATCAGGTCCGCACGATTGCCAACGGCAAGTCTGCATCCTTCTACGCAACGGGCCGTAGCTCGAACGCGGCATACCATACTCCGGGTCTCGAAGTCCTCGGCGGCACGATCCCGGTCAACGAAGTCGTCATCACCATCGACGACCTCCTGCTCACCTCGACGTTCATCGCGAACATCGAAGAGGCCAAGCTGCACGTTGACGTTCGTGGCGAGTTCACGAAGCAGATGGGCGAAGAGCTTGCACAGGCCTTCGACCGCAACGTCGCCATCAACGGCGTCCTCGCTGCACGTCAGTCCGCTCGTGTCACGGGTGGCCAGGGCGGTGGCAAGCTGATCAACGCTGCTTACCTCACTGATGCGACTGTGTTCGCTGATGCCCACTTCGATGCGGCTGCATTGCTCGATGACAAGTTCGTTCCGTCCACGGAGCGCTACTCGTACATGAAGCCGTCGCAGTACTACGCCCTCGTCAAGTCCACCAAGGTCATCAACAAGGACTGGGGTGGTGAAGGTTCGTACGCAAACGGTAACGTCCACATGATCGCAGAGATCGTTCCGGTCAAGACGGCCAACCTGCCGAATACCAACATCCTGACCGGCAAGTACCTCGGTGACTTCTCGAAGACCGCTGGTCTGATCACCCACCGCTCGGCGGTTGGTACGGTCAAGCTGATGGATCTGAAGGCCGAGAGCGAATACCAGATCGCCCGCCAGGGCACTCTGTTCGTCGCCAAGTACGCCATGGGTCACGGCCCTGTGCGTGCCGAAGCTGCGGTCGAACTCGCAATCGCCTAATCCAACCCAGCCGGGGCTCCTTAATTGGGGCCTCGGTTTTTTTCGTTTAAGGAACCCCTATGTCTTCACTTTATGGCTTGACGCCTCTCACGGAGCTTGAGGCCGTCAACGTGATGCTGGCCACCACCGCCGATAGTCCAATATCGACGCTGGAAGACAACCAGATCATCGACGCTTCTCTTGCCCGAAACACCCTCCGTGCGGTCCTTGTCGAAGTGCAGTCACAGGGGCTCTCGTTCAACACCGAAAGCAACTACGTCATCGCGCCGGATCAGAACGGCTTCATCCTGCTCCCCAAGAATACACTCAAGGTGGACACGGATGGCGCTGATGCCAGCACCGACGCCGTCCAGCGTGGCACCCGTCTCTACAACAAGGACGACCACACGTACATCTGGACCAAGCCGGTTTCCGTCGAGATCACCTTTGGTCTCCTGTTCGAGGAACTGCCCCCGGTGGTGGCCAACTACTGCGTCATCAAGGCTGCACGTAAGTACCAGGACCAGTACTTCGGTGACGATCACGTCCACTCCTACACATCACAGGACGAGCTGGTCGCCCAAGCCGCAGTCATGAACGCCGAGATCGAGACAACCGATCCGAACATGCTGACCGGTAGCCAGTTCATGCAGGGATTGCTGGCACGTAGCTAATGGCCCGCATTTCCGGCACTATCTCGAACTTCATCAATGGCGTCAGCCAGCAGGCTATGGCCCTGCGTATGGCGTCCCAGGGCGACATCCAGATCAACGCTCACTCCACTGTGGTGGACGGCCTGATCAAGCGCCCCCCGCTAATCCGAGGCCCGCAGCTTGTGGGCGACTTCAACACCAACCCGATCCACTGCCACCCGATCAACCGCGACGTCAACGAGCGTTACGAGACGATCTGGTCCAAGACCGGCATCCGCGTGTTCACCCTAGATGGCGTCGAGCGGCAAGTGAACTACCCAGGTGGTCTTCAGTACCTCCAGTACGCTGGAACCCCGGCTGCGCCTCCGTACCGCACGGCCACGATTGGCGACTACACCTACATGACGAACACCCAGCGAGCAGTCCAGATGGACGGTGGTGCCCTTGAGGCTCCGCAGCCCTACGAGGCGCTGGTCTACGTCATGGCCGGGAACTACGGCAAGGCCTACAACATCCTGATCAACGGGACCCTCATGGCCAGCTACTCGACCCCTGATGGGACCTCGGGTGCGCAGAGCCCCGGCGTGGATACCGCGTACATCGCTAGGCGGCTGGCGACCGGCGAGACCCAGAACCTCGGCCTCACGGTCAACGGTACAACGGCTTGGACCTACAAGGGCACCGACAAGAACCTGACGACCACCTTGGCTGGCTCTATGGGCATCGCGGTAGGCAAGGGCGTCATCTACCTGACCTCGGCCACCCCGTTCACGGTCACCGTCGAGGACGGCTACAATGGTCATGCCATGAAGGCGATCCAGTACGAGACGCAGGACTTCTCCGACCTCCCAGCCTTCGGGTTCCCCGGCGTGGCTATCAAGGTCAAGGGTTCCGTCACGACGGCCTACGACGACTACTACGTCCGCTTCAAGGCGAACGACGGTGCCTCAGGTATCACAGGTGGCCGCTGGGTCGAATGTGCGAAGCCAGGCACTCCGCTGGCCTTCCAGGCTGAAACCATGCCACACGCCCTTGTGCGCCAGCCTGACGGCTCGTTCAACTTTGGTCCTGTCGCGTGGGAAAGGCGTAAGTGCGGTGACGAGATCACCAGCCCACAGCCTTCCTTCGTTGGGTCTCCGGTCAGTGACATCCTCTGGTTCAAGAACCGGCTGGGCTTCCTGTCCAGCGAGAATGTCATCCTAGGTAGGGCAGGGGGTCCGTTTGACTTCTGGAAGACGACCGCCACTACGACCATGGACGACGATCCGATTGACGTGGCCTCCTCGGAGACCGACGTGTCGATCCTCCGTTCCGCCGTGGGATTTGCCGATAGGTTGCTCCTGTTCTCGGACAGCACTCAGGCTTGGTTGGCCGGTAACGACACGCTCACCTACAAGACGGTCAACATCAAGTCCTCGACCAGCTACAGCATGTCGTCGCGCTGCCGACCGGTAGTGAACGGCGATAACGTCTACTTCCCGGTCAAGCGGGGCCAGTACTCGATGATCCGTGAGTACACCATCGACCCCGCGAGTGACCTGGGCAACGCCGAGGATATCACGAGCAACGTCCCGACCTACGTTCGTGGTGATGTCATCAAGATGCGTGCCTCTACCCATGAGGACGTGGTTGTGGTCCAAACCGACGAGGGCGGGGGCGGATTGTACGTCTACAAGTACTTCTACCAAGATCGATCGAAGGTTCAGTCCTCGTGGTCGCGGTGGGAGTTCACGAACGTCGCCAAGATCTTCGACTTCTGGTTCATCGAGAGCAAGCTCTACATGCTTGTCCAGTCCACCTCGGGAAAGACTTGGCTGGAGAGCGTGGACATCCAGGCTGGCAACGTTGACGACGGCATGACCTTCTTGGTCAACCTCGACCGGCGCATCACCTTGCCGGGGACGGGCCGTACCTACAACGCCCTGCTCGACCGAACCACGGTCACCGCAGACATCACGAGCAACCCCTTCGTCCTCGTAAGTGGCGCGGGTGGCACCAACATCGGGCCGGGGCTTCTGCTCCATCCGATCAACGTGACCTCGACCACCTTCGACCTCGTGGGCGACCTTCGTGACGTCCCGATCTACGTGGGCCTGGACTACACCTCACGGTACCGCCTCTCCACGATCTACATCCGCGAGAACGCTCCGGGTGGTGGGCAGAGCGTACGTTCAGAGGGACGGCTACAGTTGATCAAGCTCCTGGTCCGGTATGGCAAGACAGCCTACCTCAGGGCCGAGGTCACCCTTCAGGGCATCCTCAGCCGCTCCTACACCACCAATGGACGCATCATGGGTGACCCCGATAACAGGGCCGACAGCATCACCCTCGGTGACGGCATCCTGGACATCCCGCTACTGTCGAAGAACGACCTCGTCACCGTGGACCTGATCAACGACAGCTACCTCCCATCCTCGATCATCTCTGCGGAGTGGATCGCCAACTTCGTCCCCAAGACCAAGAGGATCTAATGATAGAACTACGTGAAGCCACGGTGGCCGACATGGTTGCCCTGGCTCCACGTTTGCGACCAGAGGACCGCGCTGAGTGCCTAGCGGCATCCGGGGTGGCCCCTGAGATCTCCTTGCCTTCCGCCGTGTGGCTGGGCAAGTCCTGGGTCTGGACCGTCGATGGTGTGCCCGAATGCGCCATAGGCGTCCTCCCAGTCTGTGGTCAGGAGCCTGGAACAGCCTACGAACTCACAGGCGCAGTCTGGATGCTCGGCACCAACGAACTCCTCAAGCACGTCCGGTACATGGTCAAGAACCTGCCGTCCGTGATCGACATGCTGCACGACCACTACCCGCTCCTCGGGAACTACGTGGACCAGCGCAACACAACCCACATCTCATTCATCAAACACTGCGGCTTCAAGCTCCTCCGGGTCATCCCCGACTACGGCGTCGAGCGCAGACCCTTCATCGAATTTGTCAAGCTAAGGAAACCGAATGTGTGATCCGATATCACTCGCCACCTTTGCCATTGGAGCCGCCAGTCAAGTCACTAGCTTCATGGGCGCAAAGCAAGAGGCCGAGACCCAGAACAAACTAGCCGAGAACAACCGCATCGAGGCCAACCGCGCCGCAGCCGACGACTACGCAGCCCTCCAGAACCGCATGTTGCAGGAGAAGGCCGCAGCCGGTCAGGAACTTGAGAGTGCCAACACGCAGGCCGCACAGGCTCGAGGGACAGCCAGGGTCACCTCTGGTGAAGCCGGTGTCATGGGCATCTCGGTGGACAACCTGCTCGCTGACTACAACGCACAGCAGGGCAAGTTCGAGCGTACCAACGAGCAGAACCTTCAGATGACGCAGGATCAGGTCCGCGACCAGATGCGGGGCACTAAGGCCCAGGCCGAGAACCGCATCAACTCGGTCCAGAAGGTCGCCAAGCCGTCGTTCGCTCCATACGCAATCGGCATCGCAAGCTCCGGTCTGGACAGCTATTCCTCATTCAAGAAGGCTAATAAGTAATGGCACAAGGCCGCGTTGAGGCAGCGCCTCTCAACCTCCAGAACCGCCTGACACCCCAGGCATCCCCGGTGGACACTTACGCCGCCCCGGCAAAGGCCCCGATTGACAATAGCCTCGAACGTCTCTCCAAGGCGCTCGAAGGTTTCGGCGGGTCCGTGCAGACCTACCAGCAGGTGGCCGCAGCCGACAAGAAGGCTTCCGGCGATGCTGCCTATGAGGCCGAGAAGGCTCGCCAAAATAGCCTCTCGTGGGAGCAGATCCAGGCCGAACGTGCTGCCGGTAAGGGCGGGCACTATGACGACAAACTCCGCCAGCAGGGCATCGAGGCCACCCAGGGCATAGTCAAGGGTCGAGACCTGAAGGCCAAGCTGGAGACCTACATCCAGACCAGCTACGATCCTACGAAGGACGGGTCGATCCGCGACTACGTCCAGAAGGCCACGACGGATGCCCTCGAAGGGGAGACCGATGCGGCGAAGGCCCAGATCTTCAACCAGACGTCT